TTATTGGATTTTTTGGCAGAAACTACTCGTACTTCTTTTCATGAAGCATATGTTACATCGCATTCGGTGCCTAGTGGACATGGCATTACAGCATATTATAATTCACTTGTCAATAAATATTATCTCGCTTATGCTTGGTATGTGTTAGTTGGTCAATATGAAAAATCAACTGGTGAAGTCTTACAAATTTTGTATGAAGCTGATGTTTATGCACCGGTATTTGGCGATGATGTTTTAGCGACAGTAGCTGAGCGTGTGCACCAGCGATTTCATGCAATAAGTTTCCGTGAAGTTATGGCTACACTTGGTCTTGGTTTTGTAACCGCTTCAAAAGAGTTACATACGACACCTTTTTCTACGCTCTCGCAGGTTACATTCCTGAAGCGCTCTTTTCGATTTCATGAGCGTATTGGTAGTGTGACTGGTTCATTGGATATGAATGTGATAGAAAGTATGTGTGGTTATTATCGATTGACGGAAAAGACGCGTTCGGAGTTACAAGTTATCGATCAAAAGATGTGTGCTGTGCAACGTGAATTATATTATCATCCGTATGCTATTTATTTGCAAAAATGGGCAGTATTTAAGGAAGCCTATAGTCGAGCATATGAAACAGAGTATCTTGAGCTTAGTGAACGAGATCTTCACACTCTACATAATGGGTTAGAAGCTCAAGCATACAGTAACACAGCTAAGCGCGATCGGCATTTGCTGAATCAGCGCGATCGACGTTAAAGCACATCTACGGCGGTTTGCGACGCCTATTTATTCGCAAACTTACCACGAAATCGTGTGGTATTAGAATCTACGTGAACTACTGATATATTAGTTATATATATCCATAGAATTATGCTTAATCAGGTGATAGTGGTATACTGGACATATATCAAATCACTTTTGTCTAAATTTAAACATCTTTATTCTTTTATTTACTAATTCAATTAACATTTGAGGTAGCAAGCAATGATTAAACCTCGATGTTACAATGTCTAAAAATGAGATTACTCTCCACGTTTATTTATCGTGGGTATCATAAAGAAAATAAAAATCTTTGGGGTGCTATAATA